TGTTACACCTTCACCAATTAATGATTGTGCAATCTTTCCCATTGGTGTAGAAAGAAGTTGTGCTCTTCCTCTAAAATTATTTCCTTCACGGACAAGTGAGGTAATCATATGAGAAACACGATCCAAATTAATAGATGGACCATCTGGATGTCCAAGTTCTCCAAGCGCACGGCCTTTTTGAATGAAACAATCATTATATCTTTTAACTTCACGTTCTAAAATGTGAACTGGATAACGTCTTTTGTTACGATTTTCTGTATCACCTTGAAGGTAAATTCCTTCAATAAACATTTTTTTAGAAGCACCTCTTCCTTCGGTGATAAACTTGACTTTTTGTACTTCTTCTGTGATGAGTTTCATTTTAGGTTACTGATGCGGTTTGGACTTCTGCAATACTTACAGTTGTTGCTGCGGGAGCAAAAACAGAAACTTTTACGCTTCTAGATATAGTTGCATTTGTGACTGCAATTCCAGTTACAGGTGTACTATTCCAACCTAGTGTAACTGATGATGTATTTGATGCAGTCACTTGGGTATGAGATGTATTTACTCCAGATGGAGAACCACCAGAGATTGTTACATAATCACCAACTATAAATGGATTTCCATTATTTTCACCAAATTCAACAACTGTTGTTGTTCCTGTAGTAATACCTAAAATTCTTTGTCTTGCAACTCTTTGTTTCAAAATATCAGAACTATTTGGAACAATCATAAAATCATTTGTAGTTGCTACTGGATTTTCAGAAATCTGAATATAAGCAGCAGTTGTCCCACAAGAAACACGAAGATATCCAGATTGAAGAGAAATTGCATTAGATGTTGTTGTTGTTGCAGCAGCAACACTAACAGCATTAACTGTTTGTACAATTCTAAAAGCCATTAGACTTCTTCCTCATCTTCCTCGTATTCGTCGTCACTATCTTCATCTTCGTAATTTTCTGTGCCTTCTTCTCCAAAAAGACTAGAAGCAACATAAGGTTTTGCTGCATCTACTCTTTCTGCACTTTTTGCAAAAAGAATATCTTTAATTCTATCTGCAATTTGTGAAGGAGATCCATCAGAAACAATCATATCTACTAAATCGTCCATATTGTTATAATGTATAATAACTAAAAACTATTTATATCTCTCCGCCTTTCGGCATTTGTACTTCTGTTGCTTTTCCTTGATTTTCTAAATCTGGTTCCATCATTGGTTGTCCTAAATTCATTCCACCAGAGGTACTTTGCATAGGCATTCCGGTATTTGGATCAACTTGAAGTTGACTTGGATCTGGAATAATACCTGCTTCGATTTCTTTTTTGATTTGTTTGTCTATTTCTATTATTTCTGTATCAGATTGTTTCAATACTTTATTTCTTATATACTCGGCAGAGAAATATCTACCAATATAAGGTTCCATTGCAGCAACAACACCAAGTTGGTCATTTAACAGTTCATTATTTTTTAAATCTGAAAAATGATTATCATAAACATAATCATATTGAATATGTTCTCTCAAAACTACCCAATCTTCTGGAGTTACAATATTTTTAAGAATAAGTTGAGTTTTTAACATATCGTTAAAAACTTCAGAAAATCTTTTTCTAAGTCTTCCTACAAATTTAGTGAACTTAAGTTCATCTCTTAAAATTTCAGAAGAACGTCCAAGATTAAATCCACCACCACCAATATCAATTCGACTTGATGGTACATTTAGTGATTTATAAAGTTTCTTTTGGAAGTACTCAATATCAGCAAGTTCTCCAAGATTTTGACCACCAGGAAGAGTTGTGATTTCAGTTCCTCTACCACCTTCTCTTCTTGGTAACCAAAAATCCTCAAGCATCGCCATATACTTGCGATCATCTTTGATTTCTCCGGTATCAGCATTATAAACTAACTTATTGCGATAACGGTTCATAACGTCACGAAGATATTGTTCTGCTTTAATCTTTGGAAGATTGCCAACATCAATATAGAAAATTCTACGTTCTGGTGCTCTTGATAGTCTATAAATCACAAGACTATCTTCAATCATTCTCAATTGATTGAGTGCTTTGATTGCTTTGTGAAGATAAGAAAGAATAGTTTGTTTATTTCTATCCACAAGACCTGACGTTACAAAAGTAATAGCATCTTTTGTTATTTTTACACTTTTTGAATCATTTCGGAAAGATATAGAACCACCTGTTCCCATTGAAGCATTTGGATCATAAAGATAATATTCTTCAATTTTTGGTGCTTGGTAAATATCAATTGGATTTTTACTTCCACCTAAAGGAGTTGGAAAATTAGCATTTGGTCCAGTTTGTTCTGCCTTACGAATAAAACGAATTTTGAGTGGATCGATATACCTTATTTCTTGAATACCAGCAGAAGGATTTTTTAGGTCAATTACCTTGTGATAAAAAATCCTTCCATCTACATACCAGTTTCTAAAAATTTCGTGTGATTTTCTATCAAAGTCCATAATTTCTTTAATGGACTTAAATTCATCACGAATGATTTGTTTTAATTTATCTGATGCTGGAAGATTTGAAAGTTCAATTTCTACTGGAGAATCATTCAAATCTGATACGATTGCTTCATTTACGACATCCTCAATAGCACTATCACACTCTGGGTGTAGTGCCATTTCACGATATCTTCTTACAAGATCTTGTTCGCTCTTATATACACCCTCAATATCTACATATTGGCCATAAAAACCACTCTGAATATAAAAGTCTGATTTATCTTCCTCATTTGAAGGTACTGGAGAGACAAGTTTTTTCGACTTATCTACTCCAGTATCCTGTATTTTAAATCCAAATAACTTAGCCATTAATAATTAAATCAGTTTCTACTATTTATGAGGTTGTTCCAAGTTGAGTTGTCCCATTACCATCAAGAGCATCCCACCATTGAACCTGAAGATCTACTGTAAACTCTTCGATTGTATCTGCAGAATCATAAGAAAGATCAATCGCACTTACAGAAGTTGGGAATACTCCATAGAATTTATACTGCTTTAGTACAGGAATTGTCAGATCAGATGTTGCGCTAGCACCAGATGTTGATGCTTTACCAAATTGTATAACATAAACATCTTTTTGGTAATCAAATGGATTAGTTAATCCAGCATTATCTTGATGTTTGTTGATAAGATTCATCCATCTTTCAAAAGCATTTCTTATTTCGAATCCAGTATCATTAATTACAGTAATTGTCCAAGGATCAAAAGTACGATCTCCAGCAATTTTAAGATTTCTTCCTCTAAAGGGAACATCAATGATGCCTAAATTTGATGCTGGAAGATTTGCTGCTTTTACTAAAAATCTAGTTTTATTAGAAAGTGTATCTGGTGTAGATCCTGTTGGAAGCGAATCGGCAGGAAAATTAAGTTCACATTCAAATAAATTGGGTCTTGCTCCGCCCCCAGACATTCTGGTCTTGAAAGATTCAAGAGTTCTATCAGCTGTATTTGGATTGTTGATATTAGCCATTTAAGAGTTCCTCTATTAGATTTAAACGTTTCCTACAACTTCCTCAAAGCTTACTCCTGTGCGAGTAGCAACAAAAGTAAGTCCAATAAAGTTGATAGATCTAGCTGGTTTTACGAAAATATCAGCTTTAAACTGATTCGAATCAATTATATCTGGAGTATTATTTGTATTATCACAAACAACTACAAAGTCACTAATACCTCTTTTTGATTTTACATCACGAAGATATGGTTCAACAATATTTACAAAATTGGATCTTGTAATTATATCATTAAACTCGAAAAGTTGTGCTCTTGCTGCTCTTTCAATTGTCGATTCAAGTGTAAGGAATAGACGACGAACATTGATTCTATCAAATGCAGAAGCATAAGATAATGCAGTTTTGTCACCAAAAAGAATAATTCCAGCACCAGGAGAAAATATAATAGGATTAATTCTCTTAGGATAAAGAAGATCTCTCTGTCCTTGAGATGGATTGTAAGCAAGTTTCACTGCACCATTGATTGTTCCTCTAGAAGAACCAGCAGGAGAGAACCACGAATATTGATTGATTGATGTTCTAGCCATTAATCCGGCAACATCCGCATTGCAAGGAATATATCTGAACGTATTGTTGAAACGATCAAACATGTACTTATAACCACTGTCAAATACTGCATAAGAACTTGAGGTTATAGGATCAAAGAAATTGATAATATTTGTAGTTTGAGTGTCAGTACTTGTAATATTCAAAACCCCTGATTTGTGAGGAGAAATTACAGCAATACAATCTTTTCTTTCTTCAGCAATTGAAATTAACAAATTAGCCTTTGCTTGGGATTCATAAATTGAAGATCCACCAGATGGTCCACTGATTAAGAAATTAACAGAATATTCTGCAGGATTTCTGAAAATTTCATAAGAAGAAATAATATTTGATAATGTTGGAGCCATTCCTCCAGGGGTACTATAATCAACCCCACCAACTAAATTGTAAGTCACATTTCCAGATCCAGAGAATGTTACTCCTTGGGCATTTGCTCCCCAATTTCCTGTTGAGGAATTTGTATATGAAGAAGGAGAAATAAATCCAGTTGCAGATCCAGT